AAGCTGGAAGTCCAGCCGGAGCCAACCCCGCCATGAACGAGAACGTACAGACTATCGGTGGTGCCATCATCGCCGCGCTAATCCTCCTGGTTACTGGATTCATTGCCCTGTACCAGCAAGACGGGGTAATGTCCTTCTCAGACATAAGCGAGGGAGCCTGGGTGGTTCTGGCTGGTGGCGCGGCCCTGTCCTTCCTGAAGGACTACCAAGCGATCTCGACCCGCCGCATGATTGGGAGCATAGGCAAATGAGAAACCTGGCATTGATTCTGCTTTTGGCCCTTGGCGGCTGTTCCAGTCTTGGGGAAGGGCTAGGGAATACGGTTGTGGGGGGTGCCTGCAACAAGGTGGACTGGGGCTTCCAGCTTGGATTCATGGGCAACCCAGAGTTCCTTCAGTTCTCGCTGTTTGGCGATCGGAAATGCTCAGACACCGAGCAACGAATGCGCGAGGGTGATGCTGTAGCGGAGAGAAACCCATGAGAGATCGAAACCATTGGATTGCGGCGGCGGCAATTATCTTGGTGGGGGTTTGCTCTTCGGTGTCTGCTTTCGCGGCTTGCCCCAACCCCGTTCCACAAAACACGATCTGTCTGGAGTGGCAGTCAACGACAACCAACGAGGACAACTCTCTATACACAGATCCTGGTGGATACCGGATCTATTACGGGTTGGCCTCCAACGCTCGCAACCTCGGCCCTCCGATAGTGATCAACGACCCGAGCAACACCCAGACTCAACACCAAGACGTTACCGGGGCTTTTTCTATCACCTCTCCCGCAAACGGCGGAACCGTGGAGGTTTATTTTCAGATGACGGCTTTTGATAGCTCTAACAATGAGTCGGCCTTCAGCAACGAGATCATGCGCCCGGTCAGCTTCCCTGATGGGACAAGCCCAAACGCCCCGGTGATAATGACTATTATCGTCCCGGTAGAGAGTTAAAACGGAGAAAACATGGCTACATACGCATCACTGACAGACGCAGAGAAGACTTTGGTTCAGGCATGGAACAGAGACTTCAGGGGATGGGTCAACTCCCTGGCAACCCTGCTCATTCAAGGGCGGGTGGTGGATGACCACTACGACGCAGTAGCGGGACCGATTATCGCCACCCTCGATCCGGGTGAAGTCATACCCAACACCGGGGGCTTGGCCGGTGCTGCGGATATGGACACAGCAGAGACCGCTACCCTTGTCGGTGGAATCAATTCCTTTCGCACCACCTACGACACAACCGCCGTTAGAGCGCTGATGGCAAAAGCAGCAGGGCCGACAGCGGGGCTATAAGTGGCGCTGACTGAAGTTTATATTGGTAGTGGCGGTTCGGACTCGAATGACGGCAGTTCTCACGCTAACCGTAAATTAACCTTCAACAACGGGTCAAACAACGGCCTGTTCGATGAAGCCAATATGCCTGCGTCTGGGGGGATTAGGATAAACGTGTACAGCGTAGTAACCTTGAGCGAATCAATGGATATTACCTCTACCTTTCTTAATAGCAACACGATAAGCACCGGCAATCAGTTGCTTATGCAGGGATATACGGCAGCGGCCAATGACGGGGGTATAGGCGAGATAGACGGGGCCGGTTCTTACGGTATGTTTGCTGTTGCGACATGGGACTTGATGAAGTTCCGCGACCTCAAGATGCACAATACCGGGTCGGCCATTGTTCTGGATTTAGACAACCAAATAACGCTGTTAAATTGTGAGATTGCGACATCGACGGGTGGTGGAATCAATATAGATTCAGACTGTCATATTCTCGGTTGTTATGTCCACGATATAACAGGGGCGGCAATTAACATAACTCAGGGGTGGGTGTATCGCACCCGCATCATAGATCTTAGCGCAGCGATGACTACCGGCGTATGGGTCGGCGCGAATCTGTGCTCTATTATTGAGTGTGTTATTTGGCTAAACACGGCTTCGGCGGTGGGCATAAATACAGCATCTCGCGGCATTTTTTGTTGTGGCAACTCTATCTACCAGAACGCGGCGGGGACAGGCAGAGGGATTGGGGTCTCAGCCGGGAGCGACAATTCCCGCGTACTCATAAATAACTTGGTGGAGGGGTTTAACGGGGCAGGGGGGGTTGGTATCGGGTCGGGGTCAAGCGGTCAAGAGGCCGCGATTTTTGGCAATGGTGTAGAGGACTGCACAGACGAGTACGAGGGCGATGATGACGATACATTCCTAATGGTCTTCGACAACGAATCCCTCTCAGCCAGCCCCTTCACTGACGGTGTAAACAAAGACTTCAGCCCTGTAGACACAGACGGCGTCAAAGAAGGTTCTCAACCAGACAAGATAGGACTGTTCTAAATGGCAGAAACCAAAATCACATATGCCACAGATGCCGCGTTAGCAGTTACTGCCTGGAGCACGGGTCTAACAACCGGCCTTACCGCGACTTCTGCGATATTCGACAACACCAGCACAAAATACGTTGACGTGTTGATTGGCGGGGTTGTTGAGATTGCCACGACTACTGTGGCTGCCGGTGAATCCCTCGACATCTACATATCTGGGCAGTATTCAGAAACGGCAACAGACATGGGTGGTGCGATAGACGCCTTGTATGGTGCCGCTGGGCAGGAGGTTGTATCAACGTCCTTCGTTAGAGAAAACCTGATTATTGCCGTGAGCATTCAGCCCGAAGCAGCAACCCCAGACACCGCGCAGGGCTATCACTGGGGTCCGTTATCTGTCGCGGGTCTGTTTGGCGGGACGATGCCAAAGCGGTTCATGCTCGCCCTCCACAACAATACCGGAGCGTCTCTGGCGGCGGGTTCAGATGTGAACACCACCGGCATAACCTACACGACAGCGTAAAATGGTAGACGGCGTTCTCCCATTATTTCGGCGGCACAGGGCAAAACCGCTAGACAAACCGAAATCCAACCCGCTATTCAGGAACGAAGTTCTATCGGTTGACTTCACATCTCCCTACGGGCAGCGAAACAACGTCATAGGGGATGTCAGCACAGTTGATGGCACACCCACCCACACAAGCATAGGGAGACACGGGACCGGCGCAGAGACGGTTGCTGCGTCTTCTGAGGGCTGGAGTTACCCGTTCGACTCCAAATACACTCTAGCGGCTAATGAACCGTTCACGCTTCTGCTTGGGGTGACACCAACCGCCACGGCTGGTGACGCAAAGCCTATCAACTTCCGCGACGGAAGCCACGTTCTCGCCATATCCACGGTAGCAACCACGCTCGAGTGGCAAGGCCAATTACGTGTCGGCGGGGCTACAATTCTTGTCAACGCTACCTCTGCTCAGACGGTGGGCGAGTTCACACACGTAGCATTCAAGCGAGAGGTTGATGGTTCCCTCGCAATCTGGGTAAACGGCGCTCAAGAGAACACCGACGTTGGCGATGCTTCCGCCATGACTCAGACGGCCAATGACTTTACGTTGGCGCACAGAGATACCGGCACACCTGACTCATTCTATTCTGGTAAGTTCAATTACTTCCGGTACATGAAAACGGCGCTGCCGGATAGTTATCTCGCACAGTTCGCACAGGCGCGCCCGGCGTGGGATTTGCTCTATACCCCGGCGCGGCGGTTCTTCCCAGTAAGCCATACCGCAGCGGCTGGCGATGTAAACTCGACATTTAGAACGAAAGGCGCAATAGAACCAGATGGCGATTTCACCAGTTCAAACAATGATATGTACAGGTGGAAGGGGGCTATTGAACCGTCGGGCGTTCCGACCGTAGCGGGCGGGCTTCCCCCCTCCCTAACACTCTTGGGAGTAGGTGTATGACCGAGCCCACAGTCAGTGTGGATTTTATCATTACGACCGCCAAAGCGCGGTATACTATCTCTGAAGCCAAACTGGAACTGGCAAACCTGGAGGCTGCATTGGCCGATATAGAGAAAAGGCAAGCTATCCTGAAAGCCGCAGAGGAATTAGACAGTGGCGGATAATGTCACCCTAGAAGGTACTCTAACCTCATCTGGCGCCGTACTCGCTACTGACGATATCTCAAGCGTTCATTATCAGATCGTCAAACTAACCTTTGGTGCGCTCGACTCCCAAACTATCGCCAGTTCTGGCAATGGCACCGTAGACGCCGGTACTTTAAGGGTAACGGTAGCTTCTGACACGACGGGCGTTCTATCCGTCGATGATAACGGCGGCTCACTTACTGTCGATAACGCCACTATTTCTGTAGTTGGGGGTGGTACTGAAGCGACCGCACAACGGGTGACCATTGCCAACGACTCTACGGGCCTTGTCTCTGTAGATGACGGTGGAGGAGCATTAACAACTGACTGGGCAGGCACCGCACCCCCGATAGGGGCTGGAGTAGAAGCAACTGCCCTAAGGGTCACCCTCGCCACAGACTCTACCGGACTGGTCTCAGTAGACGATAACGGCGGTTCCCTGACCGTAGATAACGCAACAATCTCAGTAGCCGGTGGTGGTACCGAAGCAACGGCGCAAAGAGTAACCATCGCCAGCGACTCTACAGGGCTTCTGTCAGTCGATGACAATGGCGGATCACTTACGGTAGACAATGCGACCATTTCAGTCGTAGGCGGCGGCACAGAGGCTACAGCGCAGCGCGTGACCATTGCCAACGACTCTACCGGGTTGGTATCTGTCGATGACGGGGGTGGATCTCTCACAATCGACGGTACTGTTACTGCAAGTACCACAACGGGTAATGTGGCCCATGACGCAACGGCAGCAGGCAATCCGGTTCTAACGGCAGCACGAGCTACTAATTCCATTGAAGGACTTACCCAGGTTGCGGCAACCGATGCCAGTTACCTGACTTCAGATCTAAACGGGACCATAGTTACTCGGAATGCCACGACTTTAGAAGAGTTGGTATCAGAACGAACCTCAAACACTGATGGCGCCGCTACCGCTCTGACAGGTGCTTTTGCGGCAGGTGGAGCTAATATCCACGCTTATATCACATCAATTTGTGTTCACAATGCTCATGCAACAACAAATGGCTATGTGGATATTCGAGATGGTGCGACGGGTAGCGTACTCTGGACCCTTCCAATGCCCGCGACCGGTGGGGCTATTCAATACTTCGATCCACCCTTAAAATTCACAGCGAATACGGCGGTGGCTTTCGACCCGAGCGCCGCAATTACTACAGTTTATCTGTCGTTTAACGGGTTCTTCGCTCAAGGCTAATGGCCCTTCTAGGTTGGGCACTTGCTAAACACTTTGCTGCTGGTGCTACGGCCAGTGATACTACGCCCGATGCGTTTACCTTTACCGACTCGACTAGCGCAAACCTAGCCGAGACTGTCACATCGAACACCATCACAGTCACAGGCATAACGGCGGCGGCTACCGTCACCTTCACTGAGGGCGGTCATTTATCCGGCGAATACTCCAAGAACGGCGGCACCTGGACAGATCTGGCAAACACCACAGTAGACAACAACGACACCTTGGCTATACGCCTCACATCCAGCGTATCCACAGGCACAGCCGTGACAATAGCCGTGACGATCGGGGGGGTGGCTGATTCCGACACCCCTTGGACCGTCACCACTAAAACCGTATTCACTTCCTCAGAAGGCGCGCAGGCTGGCAACAGGGTCCGAACGGGTGGCCGGAACTTCCAACGACGAACCGGCTCGAAAACTGGTAATATGAGATCAGGGTCACGCCACGGCAGGAAGAAACCTTGAGAACCTATCGGCAGAGCACCAATGAGGAAAGGCGGTACGGTTGGGACTGGTCCGACGAGATCCTCATCGATCAGGATGTGACTACAAGCACCTGGACCGTGGACGCTGGCATAACCGCCGGCAATGCCAACTCTGACCGATTCTCCAGCACCATTGATGTCTCTGGAGGCACAGCCAATACGCGCTACAAGTTTGTGAACAAGGTCACCACTACCAACGGACTCGACTACGAGAAATCCTTCTACGTGTTTGTATTCGCCTCTTGACGGGATCGCTTAGCCTTCTGCCTGCATCGGTTAGAGCAATACACGGCCTTTTTGATGCCTGTGAACTCAATACCATCAACGGGGCAAGTGTGGTGTACCTGCTTTCTGAGGGAGGCTAGGCGACGGGCAATGAGAGTGGATTCTGATTCGGTTGCCATATCTGCTACCCGTTCCTACCAAGTCATAAGCCGGTCATCTTTCATCAGATGTACCGGATTGCTTTCGCGTCTTTGTACCAAGGAACTGAGCGGAGACTGTTGGCGGCTTTTTCTGCGCCTTCTTTGGTGTTGTAGTTTCTGGCATTTTCGATCTGGCTTACCTCTGAATTTCTACCGTTGCCCAAGAAGGTGTTTTCGTTGAGTTTGACCGCGTAGTACATTTTGCTTTCCCGTTTCAATAAAGTCATAGTCTCATGGTAACGCTACTGTGTCAATACATTAAAGGGAAATAATCTCAGAAAGGTGTAAAATATCCCTTATGCAAAGACCATATGATCCACCAATGGCCCCAAGACTCAAGCCAGCCCCGACAATCCACAAGGGCGGTAGACGCCGCACCCCCAAGCGCCCGACTCGCGGCAGGGGCAGACAGCAAAGGCGCAGGTAATGCCTGGAGGCCGACCAAGACAATACGAGTCTGTCAGTGATCTTGAAGAGGTCATAGAAGCCTATTTTGGTCGTGCCGAAAGTGAAGGGCGCCACCCCACAATAACGGGGCTCTGTTTGGCGTTGAGTCTTACCAGAGAAGGGCTACTTACTTACCAAGGTAGAGATGAGTTTGCTGACACTATAAAAAGGGCCAAGCAATTCGTCGAGTTAGAGGTAGAGGAAACCCTGATGAGTGGCAAGGCTACAGCAGGCGCAATCTTCAACCTCAAGAACAACTTCGGCTGGAAGGATGAACACAAGCAAACAGTCTCAGGCCCAGACGGTCAGCCGGTAGCAGTCATTGAGCGCCACATCATCAACCCTTAAGATCCCAACGGCCGCAGCGTTTGCGCCGTTACTCGAACCCTCCAGGTACAAGGGCGCTTTCGGTGGTCGAGGCTCTGGCAAGTCTCACTTCTTCGCAGAGAAGCTGATAGACGATTCCCTCTACATCCGAGGGCTGCGGTCTGTCTGCATACGAGAAGTCCAGAAGTCCCTGAGAGAATCAGCCAAGCGCCTCATTGAAGACAAGATCGAAGTCTTTGGCGTAGAGAACAATGGCTTCAAGGTATTCAAGGATGTGATCGAGACCCCGGGCGACGGAATCATCGTGTTCCAAGGGATGCAAGACCACACCGCCGAATCAATCAAATCACTCGAAGGCTTTAACCGCGCATGGGTAGAGGAAGCCCAGACCCTCTCATCCCGATCGAACGCGCTATTGCGTCCAACGATCCGGGGCAAAGACTCTGAACTCTGGTACTCGTGGAATCCACGCAGGAAGAATGACCCCGTTGATGTGATGCTGCGCCAGGGTGAAACCCCCACAGACGCCACAGTCATAAAGGCGAACTGGTCAGATAATCCTTGGTTCCCTGATGTGCTCGAACAAGAGCGCCTGGACTGCCTCAGGGCCGACCCAGACCAGTACGACCATATCTGGGAGGGTGGCTACATCTCGATAGCCGAGGGCGCCTACTACGCTAAGTGCATCGCAGAAGCACGGCTTGCCCATCGAATCGGCAGGGTGGCCCCAGACCCATTACTGACGTACCGACTCTTTGCCGACATCGGCGGAACCGGCGCTAAGTCAGATGCCTTTGTGTTCTGGGTCGCACAGTTCGTAGGCCAGGAGATCAGGGTCTTGAACTACTACGAGACCCAAGGCCAGCCATTAGCCTCTCACGTTGCCTGGATGCGCTCTCAAGGCTACACACCGGAGAACGCACAGATATGGCTGCCTCATGACGGTAAGACCAACGACCGGGTCTACGATGTCTCCTACGAGAGTTCCCTGAAGGGCGCAGGCTACAAGGTCACTGTCATACCGAACCAGGGCAAAGGCGCTGCCGCGGCACGGATCGAGGAAGGCAGAAAGCTGTTCCCTCAGATGTGGTTCAATGAGGAAACCTGTCAGGGAGGCTTAGAGGCTCTGGGGTGGTATCATGAGAAGACCGACGAGCAGAGGAATATCGGTTTGGGTGCAGAGCACGACTGGGCAAGCCACGGGGCCGACGCATTTGGTCTGATGTGTGTCGCTCATGAGGTGCCTGTAGAACTGGACGCAAGCCGCTTTGAGATACCGCAAACTGGGCAAGGGTGGAAGATGGGATGACAATTGGGGGGCAGTTATTGCTGCATGACGCCCTAAAACCTCCGTGGAGGCCTAAGATCGCACCGCACAAAAACAACAGAATGCGGCCTGCGGAGCCGAAAGTGCCAGAAAACACGGGGAAGTATCGGGCCATCGTAGACGATAATGGTGCAGTGCATGATTGGATTAAGGTGAAATGAACTATTACAGCGAAAGGTTAGCGTTTCAGGATTCCGTGCTTGCCTGGGCAGAGTGGCGGGTGCTGCACAAGGCGCGAGGGTATGAACGAATGCTGGCTCTGTTGGTAATCATGGTTGAGTTAGATGGCTAAAAACGAAAAGCTGGAAAAGATCCACAAAGACGCTCTGGTCCGGTTCCTCAACGCCCAGGAGTTCGAGCGGGAAGACCGCCGATTCATGGAAGAGGATCTATCCTTTGCCGCTGGCGATCAGTGGCCGGTAGAGATCGAGCAGGCACGGCAGAGAGAAGAGCGGCCGTGTCTCACGTTCAACCGACTCCCGGCATTCATTGAGCAGGTATTGGGTGACGCACGGCAGAACAAGCCTTCAATCAAAGTTCACCCCGTCGATGAGGGCGCAGATCCAGACCGTGCCGAAGTCTTAGAAGGACTCGTTCGCAACATCGAGTCACAGTCTCGCGCTACCCAGGCTTACATCACCGGCTTATCCCATGCCGTCACTGGCTCGAGGGGCGCATGGCGAGTAGTCACTGAGTACACGACCGATGATGCCTTCGAGCAGGACATCCGGATAAAGCGGATCGTGAATCCTTTTGCGGTGTATTGGGACCCGGGTTGTAAGGAATACGACAAGAGTGACGCCCAGTGGTGCTTTGTGTCGGAGTGGATCACCAAGGAGATGTTCGAGGCAAAGTATCCTGATGACACACCCACAGACTGGATGGGAGAATATCGAAGGCTTGGCGCATTCAATCACTGGCTGACCGATGAGAGAGTCAGACTTGCCGAGTACTGGGTGAAGGAACCCGTAGAGAAGACGCTTTACCTCATCAACCACCCCGAACTTGGACCGATCACGACCGAGGAAGAACCACCAGAAGCCGCTTTGGATTCAGTTATCAAGACTCGCCGAGTCAAGACGCACAAGGTAGTTCGATACCTCATGAGCGGGCACAAAGTCTTAGAAGGGCCAAGCGAGTTCCCATCCAAATACATCCCAATCATTCCCTGCTTTGGTCCTGAAGAGTGGGTTGGCGATCAAGTCAGATATCGGAGTCTGATCCGGTACGCCAAAGACCCCATGCGGATGTACAACTACTGGCAAACGACCATTGCTGAGAAAGTCTCTCTCGCCCCCAAGTCGCCCTACGTGGTTACGGCCAACATGGTCAAGGGCTACGAGAAGTTCTGGAACGAGGCCAATACAGCCAACCGCCCATACCTTCCATACAACGTCGATGAGATGAGTCCCGGGCTCACACCGAAGAGACAAGAACCCGCCTATGTGAACGCCTCCGAGATCCAGCAGAGCCAGCAGGCTATTGAAGACCTCAAAGCCACAATGGGTATGTTCGACGCCTCGATGGGCGCTCAAGGGAACGAGACCTCGGGTCGCGCCATCATCGCCAGACAGCGAGAGGGCGACACCGCTACGTTCGCATGGATCGACAACCTGTCTGCCTCTATCGAGCACACGGGCCGTGTCCTGATCGACATTATCCCCAGGATCTACGACACCCAGAGGGTGATACGGGTTTTGGGAGAGGATGACTCGGTCGCCATGACGCCGATCAACTTTGTGGACAACGACCAGATCATCAACGACATCACGGTTGGCAAGTACGATGTGACCATATCTGTCGGACCTTCCTACGCCACCAAGAGAATGGAGGCCGCTGCCTCACTGATCCAGTTTGTGCAGGCGCTGCCTGCTGCTGGTCAGGTTGCCGGCGATCTCATCGCCAAGAATATGGACTGGCCTGGTGCTGATGACATTGCCGATCGACTCAAGAAACTGCTGCCTCCAGGCATAGCCGATGATGAGGACATGGACGAGGAACAGCGCGCCCAGATGCAGCAGGAGGCCGAGCAAGCCAAGCAGAAAGAGGAAATGATGTTCCGGCTTGAGGTCGAGGGCAAAGAGGCTGAGACCATGAGCAAGAGAGCGAAAGGCGCCAAAGACATACAGGACGCTCGTGCCCAGGACATTGAGAACGACACCGTAGAATCCGGTCTGGCTGGTCTGCTGGAGACCCTGGGTGGGGTTTAAGTCTGCGGTAGGCAAAGGCATATTGGATGGGTTGGAGGCCGCCAAGCGCCTCCAGAGGGCCAAAGAGCAGGGGTATGATTCCCGCACCTTTGCTCACGGCACAATGCACGACATCGAAGAGTTCGAGGTTAGTGATATTGGGGTCCATATCGGCACCCCAGAGCAGGCAAGCCAACGAATACCCAAAGCGGCCATTGAGCGCGGGATTATAGATAACGACTACGGGAACCCTTTAGTTGAGGGGGCTAATGTGTTGCCGCTGAGAGCACGACTGGGCGAGTCCTTAGAGATGCCAGACGTAGGGGCATGGGACGATTCAGAAAAGGTCATAGCCGCACTGGAAGACATGCCGGAATTTCACGGTATGTTCGATGACGCATGGGAAGAACTGGGGGTAAAAGATCAATTCGAGGATGTTGCCGATTGGATAAGCAGCCCAGAAAACCGAGAGATGTTGGAAGAGATCTCGACCGCAATTCAAGACAAGGGCTATAACTCTGTCCGGTATGCAAACCAAGTAGAGAACCAATATGGCAATCTACCTGGGCTAACCCCAGAAGGGGAAAGACTCAAAAGCGAAATCAACGCCGAGATAAACGCACTCCGGCAGCAGGCATCCGACAGGAACCCCCCTGTTCCTGATGACCCATCGAATGACGCACTCATGGATGAGTGGACAAGCAGGATGAACAAGCAGACGCCAGAAGAGCAGGCGAGGATAGACCAACTTGCCTCCGATTCGATGGCATTGCAGGACACGCACACTTATGACAACAACTCGTATATTGTGCTCGACCCATCCAACATCCGCTCAGTCAACGCCCAATTCGACCCCACCAAATCAGGCTCCAGCAAGATCCTAGCTGGCACTGGTGCTGCTGCTATCGGTGCAGGCTTATTGTCTGAAGACGCCGAGGCCGGGCCAATGGGCACTATCTCCAAGATGAAGGGCATACCGACACGGCAGGCGCATCACGGATCGCCCCACGACTTCGATGAGTTCTCGACAGCCAAGATCGGCACAGGTGAAGGTGCTCAGGCTTATGGACATGGGTTGTACTTCTCTAACAGTGAGAATATAGCGAAATTTTATAGGGACGCACTGGCTCGTACAGTAAAGAAGGATCTCTCAGCAGAAGACTGGGATAGTGTTTCCGCCATTATGAAGAAACACGGGATTTCTGGAGATACCCAAACCACCACGGATTACGACTTCCTTAACGAAGTCCTGACAAACAACGAACTTCCCTTCGATGATGAACAGGCGGTTATTGACATTATGAACCGCGCTTATGGGAAGGAAGGCAAACTCTACCGCGCTGAGATCCCAGACGAATCCCTAATGCTGGACTGGGACAAGCCGCTGAGTGAGCAGGCAGAAAGTATCCAACAAGGGGTTAGGAACGCATTCGCTGACGCGCAGCAAGACGCAGCAAACGGACCTAACGCAATGGATGGGTTCATAACAGACTCAACCAGAACTGCTCGACACGCATCAGCAGGCGAACTGGATAATTTGGATGGAGCCGCACTGAACGAGATGTTGCGAAAGGTGTACGGCAACGAGGCGTCCGATAAATTCAGAGAGCATGGCATCCTCGGCATAACCTACAAAGGCGCCACCTCGAACGAGCGCAACTTCGTCGTATTCGATGACGAGATGATAAACCTTATCGAGAAAGGCGCTATCGATCCCCGGCTATTAGCGCCGTTGGCCGGGGCTGGTGGTGCAGGCGCATACGCAGTAAGCGAGTTCTCAGAGGCACAATCAGCCCTATCTGCCTCACGAGAAGAGATCCAGGCCATGACTGACGATTTCAACCGCAGAAGGGCCGAGAAGCGGGGCATATGGGCGCATCTTCGAGGTTTGGGCGAATTTCACCAAGGCGTGTACGAATCTGCCCTAACAATGGGTTCCGGCATGGTTGGTGGTGTGGTTGGCGACCTGTCGCGCATCAGTGGCTACATGAACCCCTACATGGACCCAGCGGCGACCGAGGCGGGCGCAGAAGCCCTTCAGGGCATGATCCAGTATGAACCCTCCCCAGCGGCCATTCCCTACCTCGAACCCTTGGGGGCAGGCATAGAGACCTTCACAGAGGACATCGAGCGCGGCATCGACCAGATCCCCTTGCCTGTACGCGAATCGGCCAATGCGATGTGGGACCAACTACCCGAACGATCGAAGGGGCTCATCAAGGCCGTTGGCGGCATAGCGCTCTGACCAACTCTTAGCCCATTTGACATTCGCCAACTATTAGCGAAAATACCCCTACCTGCTTAGCAGGGCCGATAAATTCACCGAAGGGTGCAATGAGCGAGATCGAGGACGCAGGTCCGACCGAAGAGGTCACTACTGGTGAAGGCGTTACGGAGACCCCGCCTACCTCCACGGAAGATGTCACCGCCGAGCCCCAACCTCAGAAAGAGGCCAAAGGGGTTCAAAAGCGCATCAACGAGTTGACTGGTAACTGGAGACAGGAGCAACGGCGGGCGGATCAGCTTCAGGAGCAAAACCACGAGTTACAACGGAAGATCGTTGAGACTCCAGCACCCGAAGCGCCAAA